TTCCAAGTCACCGACTTAGGAATTTGTTGCATTTCACCGCCTATGAGTATAGATTTATCTTGACTAAGAAAATCAAGTTGTCCACTCCATCTAGAAGCTATAACTGGAAGTCCTGTCATTGAAGCTTCAAGTAAAGGTCTTCCGAATCCTTCACCATGAGTAAACGAAACCATTGATTTAATCTTTGGATGATTATAAAGTGAGTTCATTTCTTCATCAGTAAAATCACCATGTAATAAATACACATTTGGTAATTTAACATCTTTTGGAAACATTTGTTTAACTGAATTTATCTTTTGTAATGTTTCTTCTTTACTTAAAATACTAAATGTAGCTCCGTGTGTTTTTAATATAAGTGCTGGTTGTTTTTTCTGATTCGCGAATGTTTCATAAAATATCTTTATCAATTTTGCTATATCTTTTCTATCTTCACCGTATCCACCTTTCGCCCATTGACCCACAAATAAGAATGCAAACTTTTCTGGTACTACATTTTCTATCAAATCATATACAGCTGTATCTATTTCGTTTCTATTTAATGATTTATATATTTCTTCATCTGCTCCTTCAAACAAAACTTCTATTGGTTTTTCAAGTTTTAACTCACCTACTTTTTGTTGTGAACCATCTGGTGCCTGTTGAACTGCATCATATACTGAATTGACAAATCCTGCTTTAGAATGTTCTGATGGAACTATGACTAAATCCATTTTGTTACAACATTCAATCCACTTTCCGGACACAGCATTTGTTTCTACACCAGCTGTTATGCCGATATTAAACTTACCATGTGTTTCAAATTCATTTGGTATACGAATATCTACATAAATGTCTGGTTGGTTGTCCAATCGTGGTTCTGGTAAGATACAATCTAATAATTGTTTATCTCGTGTGTTGTTCTCATCAAGAGCGTTTCGTGGACAATCACCCCAACGGACATCTAAAATCTTTATTTCATATTTATCGTGTTGTAAGAATGACCACACCAAATCTCTCGCATGAGCTCCGTAACCACTTCTTGATGTGATAGGTGCACATATTAACATTAATTTTTTCATACTAAATAGTCTCCAATGTATATCGTTCTGTTGGTTTCCACTTTTTAAATGTAGTATCTATTGTGTCAATGAATGTTTCTGATAGATGTTTTCCGGTCATACGAGCTGTATCACCCAATACCCATTGGCGACCAATTTCACCACATCGTTCTCTTTCTTCGTGTCCTTTGTCATACCAGTATTTCAAAGCTTCACCGGCATCTTCATATCTACATCTATCATCAAAAATATATGGTGTTAATGGTGAACCACACAAAGATATGTTAGATGGAAATACTGGTTTAACCCACTCACCATGTTCTTTATATTCACCTCTGTGGTTTGAGCCAAGTTCTATATAATCTTTAGCAGTTAAATATTCTGATATTGTTTTACCTCCAACGTATTTTATCTTTTTAAATCCACATTGGTCTTGTAATCCACCAGTTACATTTACGACTATTGGTGTACCAACTGTGAGTGCTTCAAGTGAACCTAAACCAAATCCTTCATTTGATGCGAGATTGATATATACATCAACTGAATTGTAAAGATAATTCATTTGTGTATCATCCATTGGTCCACCACTATCGTAAGTAAATATCACAGGATAATCTGGTAAAAGTGTTTGACAAAGTACTCTCATATCAGTTCCATTTTCATCAGAGGGTGCCGCGTGCCAAACAAATACACAATCTTTTCTTTGTTCAGGTGTAAGTTTATCCATCATATGTTTATATGCCATAGCAACATCACCGGGATTCTTTCGTCTGATGTTTCTGTTCAAATATAGAATTTTGTAGTTATATTTGTCTAAACTATATTTATTTTCAAATTGTTTAAAATCAGAATTATTTTTGTCAACTTTAAACATTCGTTTATCTGTAATTCCGTGAGGTGCATATACAGTTTGCCAATCTTCATATCCAAACTTTGATAGTATTCTTTTATTTATACCATATGTTTGTTTTGATATTGATAGTAACACATCTGAACTTCTATAAAAGTTTGTGTTGTATAGTGGATCAGGTAAATCATCCCAAATGTTGTAATATAGAATAGGAATGTGTTGTCTTATCTCGTGTTCCATTTGATATAACCAAATCCAAAATCGTGGGTCTGTAAAATGCATTATGGCATCTGGTTTTTCTATTTCTAAAATTTGTCTTAATAAATCTGGATTTCCATATCCTGATATTGGGTATATTCTAAGATATACGTCTTCTATATCAAATTCATTTCTAACTGAATCTGACATATCTACAATCTTACCATTTTCTGGATGATTCACTGCTCCGCCAATTTGAACCCAATCGTACTTATGAATTGTTCCTAAAACAAACTCTTTAGATTGAGTTGCTATACCAGAATGCATTCTTAAATCATCTGATAATAGTAATATCTTTTTCTTTTTGGGTTTGTTTGGGTCAATCTTTCGTAACTTTGGGAGTTTTATTTCACTCATATAACCTATTTCCTTATTCTAAAAGTTGCTTCCACTCTCAATTAAATTTTGATTTGTTTCTATCTGTTCTCTGAAATCTTCATCATTAAGATACATATCCATTGACCTATTTGTTAATTTTTGTAATGTCATTTTGGTGTTCACAGTTGCTAATTTAAATCTATTATACAACCCTTCTAAAATCTTAACTGATGTAAGTTTGGTATTCTTCATAACCATTTCTCCATTGTGTTTGTATATTCATATATAAGTATATACAAAGTAGAGAAATCAATCAATTATTATTGTCTTTTTATTAAATTTTTCTGCGTACTTGATTGTTGATAGAGAACCTTTTGACGTAGCACCTTCCGGTATGAAAGATACAACATAATCACTATGTCTTGCTATTAACTTGTTTCTCGCGAAAAAGTTTTTAACATGATATGGTTTCCCATATACCGATTCAGGTAATACACAATACAAATTATGAACTTCGTGAAATGGTGGGTATTCTTCATATTGTAATCCAAGTTCAAGAGCGTATTTCTTAGCGTATTTATCAGCTCCATCCTTACAACCACCACTTACGATAATTGTATCTGTTCCGTGCTCTTGTTTGAGTTTGAATATAAAGTCTTTTATCTTCTTCTTGTTTTCGTATAACCGACTTCCTACTAACCCTACTCTCATTTGTTTCCTTTAGTCATATGTTTTACTAATTTGATATATGACGATATCCCATCTAAAATATCACCTTCTGATTTGTATCTCCATCTACTTTTTTCACCCTCACCTTCGATGAGATACCATGCTGTATTAAAACTCCGTGTAATCTTTGTATGTACTTCAAACAATAGATGTTCATTTCGTTTAACAAACTCTTCACATTGTTTCTCTGTTAAGTTTTCGTTCCAGAAGATTACCCTGAATTGTTTACCCACTAAATTACGACAATATCTTATATTTTCCAAGACTTTTTGTTCAAAATCTTCATTTAATATCACATCATCTAATTTGATTCTTAATGAATAGTATCTCATTTTCATCTAACCCCCACACTACAATGTTCGGTCTTATTGAACTCACACCATCGACAAGCTTTCTTACTTGGTGTTGGTGGTAATACATTTGTGGTATGAGTACCATCTTCATTAAAAGCTTCACCAACAAACTTTGAAAGTTTCTTAGCCACTTTATTCATTGACACAGTTCCACTTGCCGGTGAAAACTTTTGTACTCGTCTTTGTGGCCAATCTACATTCTCGTAGAGTTTTCGTTTTACTATGAAATATTCTACTTCTATCTTGTCTATTGGATGGTTATACATCTTTGAATAAAATTGTTTGTATAATAGTAATTGTTGTGTTTTGTTCTCATCAGCTTTCTGCCACTTATTCCAACCCATTGTAGATGTTTTGATGTCGTAGATTTTGATTACATCTCTGATAGTATCCTTGATTACAATATCAAGATACCCAACCCACTTTAAGTTTTTCTGTAACTCTAATTCAACAGGAACTTCACAACCGATTAGTTCGTATCCCTTTTTACTGAAATATTCACCTCGTCTTTTCTTAAAGAAATCAAGTATGTTACACCCATCTTGAAAGAACTCTTTTAATTGTTCTTTTGTACAAGGTTCTTTACCATAAGCTTCTTTGTCTATATTGAATTGTTCAATCATTTTCTCTTGTAGTGTCTGTTCAAGATTTAACATATCAGCTGATTTTACCTTATCAAAATACATTATTTCAAGATACTTTTGTAATACCTCATGCATCGCTGTACCAAATAACAAATAGATACTTGGTTCTGATACTCTTAATTTGTCAATGTAGTTAAGTTTCCATCGTTGCGGACAATCTGAAAACATTGAAAGTTGTGAATATGAAATTCTACCCAATTATTTACCCCACTTACCATTATCTACAATTTGAGCTATGATACCATAACACGCTAAATCTTTGAATGCGTCGATAGTTGGTTCATTCTGAGCTTCTCTATTATTCTTAACTACAAGATTGATTAGTCTCTGTACCTTATCGTTAATCCTAACTATAAGACCTATCTTACTCAATCGTTTTTCTTCTGGTGTATTTAATGATGTACCCATCGCAATATTACTCGGACCATAGTCCATCTGCTTCTTACAAAATAAATTCCATTGTTCAAATTGTAATCGTTGAAACTCTTTCGCTGTTTCTGGATATGTTTTTTCTATATATGCAATTGCATCGCCATCATCACCATCTGTAATTGTTAGTGAATTAATTTCTTGTGTTTTACCATTGAATATTTTTTTGTATTCTTTGTAATCTGCTGAATCTTTTATTGTTTTACTCATTTATATACCTTCTTCATTTGTTTTTTGTCTATACCATACATCTCTAAAATGTCTTTTAATTCTTGGTTGTCTATCAGTTCAAGATATTCTATCACTTGTAACTTACTACATTCAAAATGATTACACAATAGTTTTGTTAACCATTCGTCATATTTTTTTAATTTATTACCTTTGATATATTTGTTGTATCGTTTGCCTTTTGGTAATACATCACAATACCACTTATATACTTCTTTAGGTTTTAATTGGCCAATAGAATATTTCTGAAAGTAGTTCACTATCTCGATAAAATCTATATCCATTGACAACCATCTATTGATTATGAATGGACTGAATGTCTTTCTATCCGTTTCTGAATGTTCTTCCCACGATTTCTTGTGAATCAATAACTGGTTTATCCAATTAATTATTGTCATAATATTCTAATACTTTTTTAAACTCTTTAACACCTTCACCACAATTCTTTTTCCAATCATCAGCATTTCCATCATCTGTGATATATTTAAATGAAATAAAATCTATATCATTTAGATAACAAACCTTAGCTATCGCATATGCTTCCATATCTACAACATCAGTAGTGACACCTTTATCAGAAGTTACAAAAGAATCACCGGTTCCACAAGACATTTTTTTGTTTATTGGATTTTTTACTTTAGAAAAATTTATGATATGTGGTACACTACTTTCATATGGTGTCATTGTTTTAGGAAACCCTAAAGATGATGCATCTATATCTCTTTGTACAAATTTAGTACAATCAACTAATCCTGTAACGCCCTTTGTTGAACCGGCAGTACCATAATTTATTATCATCTTCGGTTTATATTTTTCAATGACCTCTAATGTCTTAATTGTGGCATTTATCTTTCCCACTCCAGAAAATGAAACATATTCTTCAATCTCATTTCCCCACTCAACAACAAGTGCTGACATAACTTGTATGTCTTTATTCATACTTTACCAATGATTTACAGTTGACATCATCGTGAAGATATAATAAATCTATCAAACATAATTTATCTATAACTTTATATCCAGCTTTTTCACATAATTTTTCAACAGCTTCCATAGTTCCTCCTGTAGCATACACATCATCTACTATAACAACAGTTCCATTACCAGGTTGTATCTCTAAAGTATCTTCACCATACTCTAATTGATATGAATAACTTTCAGTTGGAGGTGGTAACTTACCTTTTTTCCTACACATAACAACTCCCCCACCATACTCATATGCTAATGCCCCGGTAAATAAAAATCCACGAGCATCTATACCAACCCAATAATCTGGTTTTTGCACTAATTTACCCATATCTTTTATCACTTGTGGAAATTCAGGTGAAGATAATAGTGGTGAAATATCTTTAAAACTTATACCTTCTTTTGGAAAATCTGATACGTTTTTTATATATTCTTTATATTTCATTTTGATTTTTCCGATTTTGTGTAACCATCTTTGAACCAGCCACCACCTTTAAGTTCGAAACCACCACTATTTGTATATTGTCGTTTCATCTCTACAATGTGAACACCACAACTAGCATTGACACATCGTCCACATACTGGTTCTGGTTCATTCATTTTCTGTAATACTTCTTGTTCTTGATTACAAGATGGACATCTGAAAGTGTAGAATGGCATTATACATCCAA